TTAAATCTGCTGCACGTCCAATTGGTAATTTGCTAGAAGATATTGATGCTATAAACAGAACTGTTATTCGCGAACCTTTAGGTACAGCTTCTTTAGCTGTCTGGGAAATGCGTAACAGTGACGCTGACTTTAGTGCAGCTTGGGACAAAGCCTGGGAAGCCAGAGACGAAGTTTCTCTTGGTCAATCACTTGCTGCTAATATTTTTAGTAATACTTTTACTCGTAACGCTTTTGTTGACGAAACAAAAGGCGCTAACCTTTTTAACGAATTTGATATTTTTAACAAAGAAGAACGCGACAAAGTTTTTAAGAAAACAGCATTTGGTCGCATTTCTTCTGGTAGCTTTGATTTTACTGCTCAACTTTTTGGTGACGTAACCCTTATTGGTGGTAAAGTCGCTAAAGGTGTTCGCTTAGGTGAAGCAGGAATTAGTTCTCTTAAAAGATTTAAAACTCCAGAAGAATTAGAAGCAGCAATTTTTAATGAAATTAAACTTGCTACAGAAGCACAAGTTGCTTTACGTGAAGGTGTTGAAGGGGTAGTTAATAAATACTCAACCCCTATTAAGAATTATCGTGAAAACGGAATAGAATATGCAGCTTCAACAGATTTTGTTAAATCATCAGATGATCCAGGAACTCTTGCTAACTTACTAGGCACAGCTAAAACAGATGACGAAGTAGCATTTACTATGCGTGCTGCCCTTGGTGATCAAACAGCACTTACAGAATTGCAAAAACTACGTCCTTCTAATGGCGCAGCTTTAAATAAAATGTTGGGCAATCTTACCGAAGCTGAAAAATTAGAAATGGCTCCACTAAGAGATCCAAATACCGGTCAAATAATAGACATTAATTCAAATCAAAAAGCTTTAGAAGAAGCTGGACTTGAATATAACGATCTTTATCAAAACAATGAATTTTTTCAAAAGTTTGTTAACACATTTGAATCACCATCAACAAAGGGTGTTGGAACTACTAACACAATGGTTAAACGTACTTTTGGCACATCAGAACGTTACAAAAGTTTTGAAGACTTTATTGCTAAAGGTAGAACAACTAGATTACTTAATGACACAAAACCGGGTTCTTCTACAATAGAATTTTTCCAACCAACTCGTTGGAACCGTGCATACGCGCGCGTGACTTGGGCTGCAGGCGAAAGACCAGCATACATTGCTAACGTAAACAGTCCTGATTCATACCAAGAAATACTTGCATCAGTTAATCGTGTTCGTAAAATTCTTGGAAATCCCAAAGTTGACGCTTCTGGTAAAATGATTTACGAAGGTTTTAGCATAGAAGATGCAAACAGGGTTGTTAAAAATTATACTGGTGCAACAACAGCAGAACAACGTTCAATTGTTATTTTACAACTTGAAGAAGAAGTTGTTAGAAAAATAGCACAAAAAAATGGAATATCCGTAGAACGTGCTGATGATATTTTTAAAGGTAATAACCGCGCTCGTCAATCAGCTTTAGCAACTTTTAAAGAAAAAGCTTATGGCTTAGAAAAAAACGGGGACATTATTAAGGTTCCTATTTACGAATCACAAACAGCAAACTACATGCCTATTATGGATTTTGATGTTCTTGATAAAGCCATTCAAACTAATGCTTCTATTTTAAAAGGTCCTTTAACACTTAAAGATGGCGTTGTTGATCTTGCTGATGTTATGCAAGACTTGTTTAAAGTCGGTACTTTACTTCGCCTTGGTTACACTACACGTAACGCTGTTGATTCACAACTTCGCATTATGGCTGCTTATGGTCCAATGATTGCTTTAAAAAGCATACCTAAAGGTGTAAGTAATTTTATTACTAACGCTTCAACCGTTCCTGGACGTTTAGTTGATAACATTAAGGTTTGGAGAGGTAAAGAAACCAAATCTGCTTATAGAAGAAGAATTGACGTTGAAGCCAAACAGCTTGGTAAGCAAATTGGTGAAATAGAAGCTGATATTAAATCATTAGATAGACAAATCTCTACAGTTGAAGCAGGACCTGTAATCCCAGAGTTTCAAGCTGAAGGATTTACTGTTGACGAAAGTCTAATTATTAAATTTGGTAATGATGCATCCGTTCAAAAAGTAATTGAAAAAGATGCTGAAAAATGGTTTCAAAATCCAGGATTCATGGAGCAGGTTGATAAAGATTTTTATGACATTGTAGAATATCCAATTGCTGATGAAGCATCCGAAATCTTGTCATACACTAGAAGCCGTTTTCAAGAAAATTTGCTTAAGAGTAAAGGTTATTTTCCTTTAAAGGTTATTATTGATGGCTTAGAAGGCAAAGGCCCACTTGGACAAGTTGGTGGACCGGAATACATTGAAGCAATTATTAAACGTGGTCGCGCAGATTATGTAGATAAAGTTGATAATTTTGGAATTAATACCCAAGGTGTTATCCAAGCAGAATTAAGCCCTGGTGGTTTTGGTAAAGGCGAATGGGAACAAATATCATTTCCTTATGGCAAGGGTAAAAGTAAAACTAATTATGTTCAAATTGATTGGTATCCAAGTAAAGCAAGAAAAAATGAATTTATTGAAGAAGCTAAAGATAGAGTCATTAGAGAATATGAAGGTCCTCAAGGACTAAGGGCAAGACTTAAAGCTGACGAAGAACAACATATTGCTAAATATGAACAAAATTGGAATCCTGATACATCATTGTATTATGGTGAAAAACAAAATCTTACAACAAAACTTGATGAAATTAGATTAAGATATAATAGTCTTGTTGACGACATTGCTAAAATTGATGCACCTCTTACTAAAAAAGTTCTTGGTCAAGAAGATATTCTTATCCCAAGTAGGTTTACAGATGAATCTGGTAATCCAATAACATACACCGCACGTGGATCTCAAGGTTTAGGTACAGAACTTAACGTAAGAGATGTTTCTAACGCTAGTACTTACAAATCACAAGCACCTGGTTATTCTGATGCTTTGATGAAAGATTTAGAATTTAGTGGTCAAGCAACTATTACTCCTGATATGATAAACTATCACGAAGAACTTGCAAGAGCCCATAACAATATATTAATGAATTCACCTGTAGCAAAATATTTGTTAAGCAAATATCAATTAGCAAAAGGCGATTGGGACAAAGCCGCTAAACAAACAGAAAATTGGTTAAGAAACACCCCTGAAGGTAAAGCTTCAGCTAAAAGACTTAGCCCTTTATCAGTTAATAAAGAAGCACCTGTTTCTTTAGGTTTATCTTCTGATGACATTACTGAATATGTTCAAATAATGGTTAATAATACTAAAACTCTTATTCCTGAAGGACAATTTAAAAGAGAACTTATACAAAGAATTGTTCAAGGAAAAGTTGTTACACCAACTGAATTACGTAAATGGTTTCCTAACACAAGCGCACTAGCACCAATAAGTGGTAGAAAACTTGAAGAAGATTACACTAGAAACATTGGTAAAGCATTTAACAAATGGGTTAATCAAGCATTTAAATTTTTAGGTACAATACCTGAAGATAAATGGGCAAGATTTCCATTATATGACACTCTTTACAGAAATGATTTCACTCAAAGAGTAATGTTAAGTGAAGCCTTAAAAGGTGGAAAATTAACTTCAACTGAAATGAACAATTTGATGAAGGCTGCCCACACACAATCTGTGCGTGAAGTTAATAAAATTCTTTACACAGTTGTTCGCAAAAGTAACCTTGGCGGGTTAACCTTTATTCGTATGATTTCACCTTTCTTTGGTGCTCAAGAAAATGCTTTTAAAACTTGGACACGTTTAGTTGGCCGTAACCCTGTAATCTTAAACAGAGCACAACTTATTTGGTCAGCACCTAACCGTGCAGGATTTGTTACCGATCAAAATGGTGAACCTATTGAACAAGATAAATTAAGCGCTGAAGGAACAATTTGGTTAGAAGTACCAGCACCGTTACAAAAGCTTCCTGGTCTTAATTCATTAAACCAAATGGGTATTCCAAAAAGATCTTTAGATCTTGTTTTTGGTGGTGGCTTTGAATTACCTGTTGGTCCTTATGTAGCAATTCCTGCTTCTACAATTGTTAAAAAGAAACCAGAACTTGAAGAATCACTAAGATGGGCTTTGCCTTTTGGTCCTGAGCGTAATGTTGCAATGGCTATGATTCCTACTTGGATGAAACGTCAAATCATTAAAGCTCAAGGTGAAGATAGCCCAGAGTATGCTCGCGCGTACCAATTAATTTGGACAACAGAACAACATAAAGCACGTGAAAATGGAACACCATACAAAACTCCACAAGAGATTGAAAAGATGGTTAAAGCATATTACAACATGCGTACCATTGCTAACTTAGTTCTTCCTTTCTCTCCACGTTTTGATTCACCTTATCGTATGCATATGGATATGTGGCGCGAATACCAAAGAAAATTTGGTAAAGACGCTGATGAGATGTTCTTAAAAGATCACGAAGAATTCTTTGACCTAGCAATCAGTCTTTCACAAAACGTTGCTGGCGTACAAGCATCCGTTGATGCTGTTGGCGCAACTAAAGCTAACAAAGAACTTGTTTCAGAACTTTACGGAACTGAACCAGCATTGATTGGTTTAATTGTAAACAATCCTACAGGTTATGACTTCTCTCAAGCTGCCTATGAATGGCAATACGCTACACCTATTACCCCTGGTTCTAAGCAAACATTTCGTGGTACTTCAGATCCTGAAGAAGTTCAAAGAAAAAATGAAGCATCAAAGGGTTGGGTTCAGTACAGACAATTTATGTCTACTCAAATTGAACCAGTTTTGTTAGATCGTGGTTTAAGCTCAATTCGTGATCGTAGAGCAAAAGATCTTGCAGCAATGCGCGAAGATTTCATTATTAAACTTGGTGAGAATGAAGCTTGGCGTGATGACTGGTTAGATACTGACGGATCTAAAACTGGTCGTGTAATTCGTGGTCTTGAAAGAATATTAGACGATAAAAAGTTTATGGAAGCCAATGGTAATAATCCTACTTGGAAATCTGTTGCTTTATACATTCAATTAAGAGATCAAGTTGCTGATCAATTATCACAACGTAAAGTTAAATCTTTAGGTGCTAAAGCTAACATAAGAATTGCTCAAGCATTTGATGCAGCAGTTGGACAATTAAAACAACAAGATATTGGATTTAGTGATCTTTATGATAGATTCTTATCTAATGATCTTGTTTATGACAAATTTACAGTGGGTGAATAATGGCAAAATATACCGAAGCTGAGATTATTCAGATTCTGCGTGATGCAGATATTCCTGAAAAAGATATTCCTTTAATGATTGCTATTGCTATGGCTGAATCCAAAGGTGATTCTGATGCTGTTGGTGATGTAAAATTAGCTAATGATAAATGGGATGCAAGCATCGGTTTATTTCAAGTTCGCAGTTTAAAAAATCCTGAAAAGTATTCTAAAGCAGATAAATTAAGAATCAAAAACAAATTGTTTGATCCTGTTTATAATGCTAAAGTTGCTTATGAAATTAGTAAAAAGGGTAAAGACTGGTCTCCTTGGTCAACTTATAATGACGATAGTTACAAAGAGTTTTTACCAAGCAAAAGTTCTCGTTCACAAATTAGAATTGCCGGTGGCGGCAGAGGAAAAGGTAAACCAATAATTATGGCTGCTTCTGGCTCAACCCCTAGCATGGGTTCCGATAAAGATTTAAAAGAACTTCAAAATAATCTTAGAGATGCTCAATCTACATTAAAAGATTACGAAAGCAAAATCAAACGTGCTAATAAAGAAGGCGTTACTGCTGAATCCATTGCTAACCAAAAAGAACTTATTGATGATATTAAAACAAAGATTGATACTCGCAAAAAAGAACTTACTCCTGGCCGCGAGACTATTGAGCAATTAAAAGAAAAGACAGCGCAAAAAGCAGAAGAAAAAGCTCTTCAAAGATCAGCTGATGCTGTGTCCGAATATGAAAGATTAAAAGCTGCTTCTGAGGCTGGCGAAAAGGTTTATACAGGCCTTGCTGGTAATAGACCTGTTATGCAGTACGTTACTGACGATATGCTTAATAAAGCAAAAGAACGTGCTACAGAAGTTGAACCTAGTGTAGCATTAGAAACCCCAACTCCTCAAACATCTGCATATGTAAATCCAAGTCTAACAACTAATTTTGATGGTTCCCCAAAACCAGTAATTGCTAAAGGTTTTGGTGAATCAGTTTACCTTGGCGACTTTGAATCATTTAACGAAATACCATATCCTTCTATTAGTGGAACAACTGAAACAAGAAAAAAATATACTTCTGGTGGACTTACTAATGTTATTCAAGATCTTGAAGAGCTTAAAAGAATGTGGTTTAATACCGATCCTAAAGCTCAAGCTTTAGTTCAAAAATTTAAAGATTTATATGCCTCAAAGGGTAAAGTTGCAACTCAAGGAGACTGGGAATCAGCTTTAGATGACACAGCTGCTGTCAATATGGACAACCCTACTCAAACTCTTTGGGTAACTGCAGAAAATCAAATTAATGGTGGCGGAGGCGGTACAGGTACTGGTCCTTCTGCTAAAGAACTTAAAAACAGACGTGAAGCAATTAAGCTTCTTGCAACAGAACTTGGTGTAGAACTTACTGATGGTCAAGTTAATTCACTTGGCTACGATTATGCTAATGGCAATATTGATGCAACAACTGTTAGATCACGTATTGCTGCAACAGGTAATATTAACTTTGCTACCGGCGAAGCCGCCAAAACTATTGATTCATTAAAAGCAACTGCTGCTTCTTATGGTGTATCTTATGATCCTTCTTGGTATACTCAATCAGCTAAAGACATCCTTACAGGTAAAATTGATAATGATACTTTAACTCAACAACTTAAAGAACTAGCTAAATCACGTTATCCTTCACTAGCTAAACAAATTGATTCAGGATACACCGTTAAACAGATTGCTTCACCATATTTGCAATCTATGGCTAACATTCTTGAAATTAACCCTAATGATATTACTATGGAAGACCCTACAATTAAGCAAGCATTTACTTCACTTAACGCTGATGGTCAACCTTCAACTAAAGCTTTATGGCAGTTTGAACAAGATTTAAAACAAGATCCTCGTTGGAGATTTACTAAGAATGCTCAAACTGATCTTATGGGAACGGCTCGTAAAGTCCTTCAAGACTTTGGATTGGTTTACTAATGGCAACTAATGCAAGCAATAAAGCGTATTTAGAAAAACGTATTGCTGAAGCAAAAAAAGCAGGACTTGATGTTTCTAAAGTATCTATTCCTAAAACTATTAACGAAACTACATTAGTTAAACTTGACGATCAAATAAATAAAATTCTTTACCCTTCAGGTCAATACGGCGTAACTGGTACTGCAGCGCCGGTAATTGATCCTGCAACTGCAGCTGCTAACGCTGCAAGGGATGCTGCTGCTGCAAGGGATGCTGCTACAACTCAACAACAACGTACTGACTGGACTGAACAGTTATCAATCCTTTTCAAAAACTATGGTCTTGAAACATTAGCACCAAAGATTAAAGAATTTGTTCAACAAGGTTATTCGCCAGATACTGTAACCCTTAAACTTCAAGAAACACCAGAATATCAACAACGTTTTCTTGGTAACGCTGCACGTATTAAAGCAGGTTTATCTGTTCTTTCACCTAAAGAATATCTTGCAACAGAAGATGCATATCGTCAAATTATGAGAACAACAGGTTTACCTAAAGGTTTTTATGATTCACCAGATGATTTTAGTAAATTCATTGAATCAGATGTTTCCCCAACAGAACTTAAACAACGTGTTGATTTAGCACAAACTGCTATAGACAACGCTGATCCTTATTACACACGTACCCTTCAAGAAATGTACGGTCTATCCAACGGGGATATGATTGCTCAAGTTCTTGACCCACAACGTGCTTTACCATTTATTACTAAACAAGCACAAGCTGTTCAATTTGGTGCTGCTGCAGTTCGTCAAGGTTTACAAATTGCTAAACCTGTTGCTGAACAATACGCCGGTATGGGTGTTACACAACAACAAGCAGAACAAGGCTTTCAAGCAATTGCACAAATACTTCCAACAGCTGAAAAACTTGGTCAAATTTATGGACAAAATTATAACCAAGAACAAGCAGTGTCTGAAGTTTTTGGTGGACCTATGAGTGCTGAAGCAATTCAAAGACGTAAAAGACTTTCCGAAATGGAACAATCAACATTTGCTGGCCAATCAGGCGTAGGTAGAGGTTCTCTATCACGTGGTATGTCAGGCCAGTACTAAAACCTACTAAGCGCACCGGCACTTAGAAGCGTAACCGAAGCCCGGCAGTATGAGCCATCACAGATTCCCCTGTTTGTGTATGTGGCATACGACAACTTAATGAAAGGGAGTGGCTGCAATGGCCAACCAATACGAATACGAAGACGAAACAGAAGAGCAAGATAACGGCCCAGCCGAACTTCGCAAAGCATTAAAGAAAGCACAAAAGGAACGTGAAGCTATTGAAGCTGAACTGTCCCAACTGCGTTCCGATATGCGTTCTCGTTCCGTTAAGGATGTATTGGCCTCAAAAGGTGTACCAGATAAACTAGCGAAACTTATTCCTAGTGATGTGGACACACCTGAACAGATTGATGCTTGGTTAAACGAATACAGTGATGTATTTGGTATTAAGTTAGCTGAACCTGTTCAACCGTCCGTAGATGAAGAAACCGTAAGAGATAATCAACGTATCAACAATGTGACTTCAACAGCACAGAACCCTTCAGGTGAGCAATCACAGCACCAAAAGGTTATGGCTGCTAAGTCTAAAGATGAACTTGATCAACTTCTTTTCGGTCAATCACTTGGGCGTTAAACCGCAACTACTAACAACCTTGAAAGAGGTGAACTAAATTGCCTACAGAAAATTATACTAGCACCAGCACCGCGTCCCTTGGAACTTCCTTGGTACAGACTGCTTACGATCGCTACGTAGAATTTGCGCTTCGCGCAATGCCACTTATCCGTGACGTTGCAGACAAGAAGCCAACCCAACAAGCAATGCCAGGTTCATCTGTCGTATTCCAGTTATACACTGATTTATCGGCAGTAACCGGCACTTTAACTGAAACTGTTGACCCAGATTCAGTTGCCTTGGGTAACACAAGCAACGTAACCGTAACTCTTAACGAATACGGTAACGCTGCAATCGCAACACGCAAGTTAGAACTGTTCTCATTGTCTGATGTTGATCCAGCTATTGCTGACATCATCGCATTCAATATGGCAGATTCTATTGACGGTTTCGCACAAACAGTGCTACGTCAAGGTTCAAACGTTATTTACTCAGGTGGTGGAACAACAACTACTGGTGTAACCGGTGGAGCTGCTTCACAAATCACTTCAGCAAATATCCGTAGAGCTATTGCTAAATTGCGTTCAAACAAAGCTGTTCCACGTATGGGTGAATTATACTGGGTTGGAATACATCCAGAAGTTTCACACGACTTACGTGCAGAAACAGGCGCAGGTGGATGGCGCGAAGCACACGTTTACAACGAATCAGGTGCTGGCAATCTATGGCCAGGATCTATCGGTGTTTACGAAGGTGCAATGTTCGTAGAATCCCCACGTATGTACAACGCTACAGACGGTGGATCAAGCGCAAGAGTATTCCGTACAATCCTTGCTGGAAAGCAAGCATTGGCTGAAGCTGTTGCCGAAGAGCCACACGTAGTGATTGGTCCTGTGACCGATAAGTTAATGCGTTTCCGTCCAATCGGATGGTACGGCGTTCTTGGATTTGCTCGCTACCGCGAAGCTTCCTTGTACCGCATTGAGTCAACCTCAAGCATCAACAACGCCTAATTTAGGCAAACTTGTAGCCCCCATTGGAAACGGTGGGGGTTACACCCTTTAAGGAGAACAATGGCTTATTATTTTTTACCACCTACTGTTGAAGAAGGTCCTGCCGGTGGTGGTGCATTGTTTTTTAGATATAAGTTAACTAGGGCTAATAGTGTTTTACAAAGAACTGACGGTTCTTATTATAGTGTTCGTACACCAAGCGTTGATGAAACACAATCCGCTGCATACTACTATCCAGGTGGACACAAGAATTTGATTTCTGATTCAGAACGTACAAGTTTAATTGCTGCCGGTTACGGCGCTTACATAATAGAGGAATAGATGACACCAGGTAGATATAATATTAAAGTGTATCAAGGCTCAACTTTTAGTCTTGCACCGCAGTGGAAAATTGATGGCACATATGTAAATGTGACTGGCTATACTGCCATTTTGACTGTTAAGAACTCTCCTTCTTCTGAAACATCTATTGTTGTTTTGTCAACAGATAATGGTCGTATCACTGTTGGTACTACTGATGGTAAGTTCACTTTGGCTTTGACTGCTGTTACTACTACTGGTTTGGCTGCAGGTAATTATGTTTATGACCTTGAGGTTACTTCTCCTGGTGGTGTTGTTACACGTTTGTTAGAAGGTGGCTTTATCGTTTACGAGGGAGTTACCTCTTAAATGGCTGAAGTTGTAGAAATACCTAGCAGTACTACTGTTTTAAATATTAATACCCAACAACCCTCTATTACTACTATAGAGTTGCAAGAATCTACCACAACTCTTGATGTTTTGTATGATGAGACTGTTGTTGTTGAAGCTGGCCTTATTGGTCCTCAAGGTATTGAAGGTTCTCAAGGCAGCACCGGTGCAACAGGTCAATCTATTACAGGAGCAACAGGTGAAACTGGTGCAACGGGTGCAACGGGTTCTCAAGGTATACAGGGTATTACTGGACCTACAGGTTCAACTGGCGCTGTTGGTGCTACTGGAGCAACTGGTGACACAGGTGTTACAGGTCCCACTGGTTCGCAAGGTTTGCAGGGTGTCACCGGTTCTACTGGTAGCACTGGACCGACAGGTGCAACAGGTGAGACTGGACCTACAGGCCCACAGGGTATTCAAGGTATTCAAGGTGTAGCAGGTTCTACCGGTTCTACAGGTTCTACCGGTGATACAGGTCCTATTGGACCTACCGGTGTTACAGGACCTACAGGTGCTACAGGTATTAGTGTTACTGGTGTAACAGGTGCCACAGGCAGTACAGGTGCTGGTGGAACATTAGGTTATTGGGGTTCTTTTTGGTCAACCCAAGATCAAGTAGCGGCAAACACAACAACTGCTTACCCAATTACTTACAATAATACTGATCCAGATTCTAATGGTGTAAGTATTGTTTCTAACTCACGACTTACATTTGCGTATGCAGGTGTTTATGATATTCAATTTTCTGCTCAGGCTGACAGAGTATCTGGTAGTGGAACTGACACTATTGATATTTGGTTCCGTAAAAATGGAACCGACATTGCAGATAGCAATACTGTTGTAACTGTTTCAGGTGGCGCAACAGCGGCTAAAACAGTTGCTGCTTGGAATTATATGGTTGAACTTAACGCCAACGATTATATTGAATTGGTATGGCGTACATCTGATACAAGGTTAGAGTTAGTTGCAGATGTTGCAGGAACAAGCCCTACTAGACCAGCAGTTCCTAGCGTCATCCTTACAGCTTCTCAAGTTATGTATACACAGGTTGGCCCTACTGGTGTAACCGGTCCAACTGGTGCTAATGGAACTATTGGTATTGATGGAGCTACAGGGGCAACAGGACCTACCGGTCCTACGGGTGCTGATGGTTTTCTTGGTGGCACAGGTGCCACCGGAGCAACTGGAAGTACTGGTCCAACAGGTCCAACGGGTATACAAGGTGTTGTTTATAGCACTGGTGCTCCTTCTGATACTGGTGTGGTATGGTTAGATACTGACGCCACTGGTCCTCTTGTTCCACTTGCTGGTACTACTGGTCAGTATCTTGGTAAAGCGTCTAACACAGATTATGATGTTAGTTGGCAAACTATTATTGTTCCTGAATCTGGTTTTAATCCGTTTTTGCTTGGGGGTATGTAGTGGCTGTTTTAAAGTATTATGATGGTACCGATTGGGAACCAGTTGCTAGTGCTTTACAGGGTCCAACTGGTTCCACTGGTGCTACTGGTCCTACTGGCCCAACGGGTGCTACTCCTGGTTTGGTTTTATTAAACACTACCAGTTTTGCTGGAGTGACAAGTCAATCAATCAATAATGTTTTTAGTTCAACTTATAGCAATTACAAAATAGTAATAAACTCTAATGTATTTAATACACTTAATTTAAGATACCGAGTTGCTGGTTCAGATGACACTACTTCAAATTACAACAATGCTTATTATGCTTTTGAGTCAAGAGGTATTGCAGAATTTAATGGTTATGGTGAGGGAGCAACAACACACTCAATTACAGGTACAAATTGCGATGAAGAAAGTTATGCAATTTTAGAAATTGGAAATCCTTTTGCAAGTACTCATACTTCTCTTCAGGCTTTTTTATCTGCTGGCGTAAGTACTATTGGATATAAAGCATTTCATATTTTAGGAAATGGAAGATTTAGAGCAACTACCTCATTTACTGGTTTTACTTTTTATGGTTCATCAAATATGACAGGAAGTGTGAGTGTTTATGGATACAACAAATAAACTTTTTATTCAAATAGATGATGAAAAAATTGAATTGACTGGTCAAGCAAAAACAGATTTTATTGCTGACAGAGAAGCGGCATTAGAAGCACAACGCTTACTCAAAGCCGAGTATCAAGCCAAAAAAGATGCAAGAGAATCTGCAATCAAAAAACTATCTGAGATTGCTGGTTTAACCGAAGAAGAAGTAAACGCAATAATAAACTAACCATATTGGGGACGATATGAAAATAGCAGCATACACAATTGCTTTAAATGAAGAAAAACACGTGATGCGATGGTTGGAAGCAACCAA